AGCAGCAGCGTTAAAGCCAGTTTCCACATTACCACGAGCTTGAATAGCAGCAAATAAACCTTCTGTACCTTTGTAACCAGCAGCAGCGGCAGAACCAGCACCTAAAGTATCATCAGCTTTTTCACCTTCAACTACGCTCATTTCAAGATAATCTTCGAAACGCAAGCGAGTTTCAGACTCAGCTTTCAAATACCAAAGGTATCCTCCAGTTCCATCTTCAGTAGCAACTTCTACCCAACCAATCTGAGCTGTGTCAGAACCAGAAACAACATATTTGTTACGGATAATAACTGGTGAGTTAGAGAATTGAGTGAAAGAAGGATCTACACTTACATAACCATCAGCAGCAGTAGCTGAAGTGTTGTTAGGTGTAGAAGAACCTTTTGCATACTCAGAGCCATAAACAAAGATTTTAACTCCAGTAGTAGCAAGCGCAGCTGTAGTAGTAGCATCATAAGGAGCTACAGTAAGTGCACCAGTTGTAAGGTTAGAAGCAGTTACAACAGCCTTAAGCTCGTTGCCAGCACCATCAAGCGCTACAATTGTAGCCTGTGGAGATACAACGTTTTTAACGTCTGCGCCTACAGGAATAGTAATTGTATTTGTTTGATCGTTGGTACAACCATCATAAGAGATGTGTAAACGGTTTTGCTCAGACCAGATAACCTGATCAGAAGTCATAGGCATTTCAGCCCCTACCATACGTAAGAATCCGGAAAGCGTACGATTCCCGTAGCGCTCTACTTCAGCTTCGTAAATTTCAGGTAGATACTGTTGTGCAAATGTATCAGAATCGCCAGCGCCAGCACCTCCGTTAAAAGACAGGAAGTTTGTGTCTAGCAATTGTTGTTGTTGACTTGGGACTATACCCCCAAATAATGGATCTAATGCCATAATAAATTATTTTAATTTTTTAATGTTACTTTTTTGATTTTCAATTTTGAAGAATCAACTCCGCTAATTGCTTTAACTTTTAATCCATTAACAAATACTTCACCAGAAGCTGTTTGACGTGGTTCAGTCGAAATGTTTTTCGATTTAGCCATAACATCTTTAACAGCGTCAGCTTTTCCTTGTTCATAAAAGTGTTGGGCAATGGTATCAGCGTTTCTAGCAGCATACAAAGCTTTGTGGTATCCCTGCATATCACCTATTTCACCTTCTTTATTTAGAAACGTTCCAATAAAATTAGTAATATCTGATTGTGCTTGAGCTACGTTTTTAGGGTTTTTAATACCGTATCTAAATTTTTTTTCACCAACGTTAAAATCAAAACCTTTGAAATTATCGTTTAGTAAATCGTTAGTGCGATCAATAAAACCTTTATGTTTACTTTGAACTGCTTGTTGCTCTTCATTGTATCGGTTGAAAAAGTCTAATGCTTTTTGTTGCTCTTGGGTTACGCCCGGTCTCAACTTGATCTCGTCGTAGTATCTACCTTTTAAGCCTTCAAGAAAGTCTTTAGCTTTTGCAGCCTCCTCTTTGAACGCGATTTTCTTTTTGCGTATATCTTTTGGTTCGTCTATATCTTCATCATAATCAAAGTCTTCTAGTAAAAGACTTACATCTTCAGAATCTAAGTGTGGTTTAGTTTGTTTATAGTATTCTCTAATTAAAGTTTTACTATCAACATTGGTATAATCTGCATTAAGCCTAACATAGTCTTCTACAGTTCCACCAGTTTCTTCCATAAAAGCAACTAGCTTGTCAATATTTTCTGGTAGTTGTTTTTGCTCTGCAACAGTTTGCTGTGGCTCTTTTTGTACAACTTCTTTAGTTTCCTCTTCTATCTCTTCAATTGCAGTTAAAGGAGACTCTACTTCTTCGTCGGAGGTCCGTATTTCTTTAACCACTTCTTCGCTGTCGCTACTGTCTTTGGACTCTTCGATAATAGCATTGCTATCATTTGTCTCTTGTGTTTGAACGGCATCGTCTTGTTCTTTTTTTATTTCTACTTTTGTAACTTCAGGCGTTACTTCGCTTTGAGTTTCTTTAGCAGTGGCGGGTATTTCTACTTTAGTTACCTCGTTTGATTTACCTAAATTTTTAGGCTTAGAAGGTGTTTTCATTTTAAACTCTCCTTCTTGTTTTACTTCTTCTGACATAATATAATAATATAAAATTAAAGGATTTTATTTTTACTGGGGTTCAAACTGCTCTAGTCCAAACCCTCCTAGCGAGTCAAATCCTGATGACTCAAAATTCTTAGGTAATTCGTCGTTTTTACGTTGTGAAATCATTTCTGATTGCTGCGTACCAATTATTCTAGCACGCTCGTCTTTACGATCTTCTATTTCTTTTTCTCTTTGCGTTTGTGCTTCAGCTTCTATTTTAGCTAACTGTATATCGTATTGAAATTTCTGCTCCATCAATTGTCTTTTTATTTGAGCTTCCATTTCCATTTTTTTAATATCAAACTGAGACTTGCCTTGCTCAAGTTGTAGTTTGCTTTCAGTTAACGCTTGTTGCTTTTGAACCTCTGCTAAAGCTGCTTGTTCAGAAGACTGGGCATTTGCTTGAGCTTGAGCTTGTATATTTTCTAATTGTATAGCTCTTTCTCTTTCAGCTTTTTGTCTTTGTTTTTGTTTTAAAAGTTGGTTTGCTAATTTTGTATTGTTAACTTGTCTTATGTCTATAGCATCTTCTAAACCTATTTGACCAGCCTGTATAGCTACTTGAATATTTCTTTCTAGCGTTTGTTTTTCTTCTTGTTCTGGCTCAAGTTCTAAAAATATACCAAACTCATGCAAATTTAATTTTTCTACTTCTTGCAAGGTGCTTACGTTTGAGTTATTTATAGAACTCATTAAAGCATTTTTCAATAGCGGAAAACTCAAAGCATCTGAAGCTTTTAAACTAATATTTTCAGATACTCTAATTGTTAAATACATTAAAGACTGAAGTATATGCTTTGTAGCTGTGTTAGACGCAGCTGCAGCTAATTTTTGTAAACCAACCAACGAGTCTTGACTTGGTTGACTACCGTCTCTAGCTTCGTTTAATCCGGTCACATCACGTATCATCTGTAAATAATACTGATATGTTTGAACAAGAGATTGTATCTTGCCCATAGCTGAAGAAGTTTGCAACTCTTGAATAGGTACTTTACCTGAATTTAAATCTCCGTCTTGAGTTAAACTTCTACCAACAATGCTACCAGTTTGAAAGTACATGTTTAAAGCTTCTTGTGGATTGTAGCTTGTACCATTACCAAGATCAACCTCAGCTAAACCATCTACATCTACAAACACACCGTCTGGCACCATACGTGCTAACACCTGTTGTATTTTTAAATGCGTAAGTTGTATCATATCAGCAAAACCAATACATTTGCTTACAACACTCTCTATACGACCTTTATACATACGAGGAGCAGTAATGCTATAGTTCATTTGAACTTTAGTTTGATCGCTATAAGGGCGTGTCATGTTCTCAGCTAACTCCCACTTTAGCATTTTTTCGTAACCAAGTATTTTCGCTCCGCTATATAATACTTCAATCGCTCTATGTACTTTGTTATAGTTTTCAGCGTTTTCAGGTGGATTAAAAGAATCGTCTTTTTCTAAAGCTTTTTCAAGACCTTGATCTGTTTCTTTTATTTTAAATACTTGATTATTGTAAGTTTTGTATTCAAAAAATAAAACCTGTACTTGATTATACTGATCGTCTTGACCATAATAATTACGCGTATAGTTTGCGTCACCTGGATATTTTTCTATTTCTTCTAAGTCACTATCGGTTAAATAAGGAAAAAGCTTTTTAACTTCTTGCAAACTCATAGACTTTAATTCACCAACGTAATATATATCTTCGAAGTTTGGATCTTCAGTGTATGAGTATACTAAATTAGCTGGATCAACATAATCAACTGTAATTCCATTTGCTAGATTAAAATCAGTTTTAACAGCTGATATACCTAATACGGTTAAATCATAAGCTAATCTTTTTTTAATCTCGTCGTACTTGTTGTAGCTTAAAACATTTTCAATAAGTTCTTCTTCTGCAATTTCTACAGACTGTTTATAGTCTAACTGCATGTAAAGCTCTAACTCTTGTTCCGTGGCTGGTAATTCTTTTATTTGTTTGTTAGAAAAGAAATTTTGACCAGTAAGTTGATTTAAAGTTTCTATTTCTTGACGACTTTGCATATCGCTAATAGCGTTAAATATAAAGTCTGTTCTTTCTTTTAAAGCAAATGGATCTGTTGCAAAAGATTTTATTTCATAACCTTTATCGGTCATACCATTTACAACAATGTCTACAAACTTAGATAATACCGCAACTGGTTTCCAGTCTAAATTTAAATAAGATAAATCACCGTTAATAGAAAGTTCATCTTTATACTTAGCTACAGACTGTTCGCCTCTAGCATAAAGTCTAAGTCTGTGAAAGTCTTGCCAGTTGTTTCCGAAACGACCACCAGCACCTAAGCCTTTGTCACCTCTAAACCATTCGTTTTCAATAGCTCTACCTACTTGATAACCGTAATCATAAGTATTTTTCTCTGCGTCTGGTACTACCTGACTTGGAAAAGAACTATTAACATTAGTGTAAACCATCTATTTTATTATTTTTGAAGTATAACCTGTGTTATCATATTTTTTAAAACTTATATTCACTGGTTCTTTTTTAACCTCAGCTACTGGTGAATATTTATTTTTGTTGCACGCCATAATAGCTAAACCAGAACTTATTGTAGCATCAAACTTTGTTCTGTTGTTTATGTTAAACTTAGCCCAGTCTTCTAGCGTACGTTGAAAATACATCTGACCGTACTCCGTTTCTTTTAAACCTACATGGTCTTCAATATAAGACTCTATAGCTGCAGCATGCGCTTGCTTAATGTCTTCAGATGAGTTTGGTATCCCACCTATTTCTCTTTCTGCAACCGAAAGTTTATTGTATATCTTGTCGGGTCTGTTAATAGAAAACTGTCTATAGCCTCTTCTTTTTAAATAATACAATAACCTTGGTTTGTTATTCTCTGCTAGTATTGGCATACCATAAAAGTGTAATGCCATAAGCACGTCTTCGAAAAATATTTCAGCAGTTGGAGGTCTTGATATATATTCTAAGAAAAACATATTAAAAGGTGCTTCTTCCATACTAAACTTTGTAAGTCCGTGTAAAGAACCTTTAGAACCTTTCTTATCAACTGTACCTGATATATCGTAAGAGTCACATCCAAAAGCACCTACGTGTTCGTTGCCTGGATATTTAACTCCATTCTTTATTATTACACGATTTTGTAATCTTGCAGGTGGAATCCATGAAACTAAAAACCTACCATTGTTATCTGGTATAAAATTAACAGTAGTATCTTTTATTCCTCCTGCCCATTGGAAATTACCTTGAGTAACCAAGGCTTTATTCCTCATATCTTCGTTATAATCTATCTGCTCGTATATTTTAGTTAGATTAAATAAAGATAATTTAGCTTCATCTCTGAACGCATGTTTTTCAGTACGTGGAAACTGCCTGTAATATTCATTCAAGCTATCCTGGTCATTCTTAAGGCCGTCTACCTCATTTTCCCAGTGTTCTATAACACCTGTTGTTATTAAGTCCCCGTGCGGATCTTTAACGGCGTCTTTTTGTTTTTCGAATACAGGTACGCCATAAGCATCGATGAATCCTTCGTAATTCCATTCCATAGGTATGAACAAACTATATAGTCCTGAGCTAGTCTGTCCATTGCGGTTTCTTTGCGTAACGTCTGAAGCATAGTATAGTTTTTTAAAGTTTTCACCACCTTTGTCAAGAGCGTTGCTAGTTGATCCCATCATACACTTACCAACGATCTTACTACCTAATCGCATTGTGGTTTTTGTAACGCGCCAGTTGTTCAATATGTTATCTGGCTTTTCCCATTTACCACTTTCATCGTGCACTAACAGTTTTAGTTTCTCACCGTCATAACTGTTATCGCCTGTATTTTTCCAGTCAATAGTTGTATCAAGTCCTTCTATTTCTTCTGATGTAATACCTTCATCTAGTTTTCTTCTAGTTAGTTTCGATGCTGGTACTCTATATGCTAACTCTGTTTTTGGGCGATCCATACCGTCTTGTATAGGACGGAAAAAGAAAGGGTAGTTAATTGATATTGGTACTACCTTGTCGGTAAACATTTTTTTAGCATCAGCCCCTGATTTTGATAGTATACCGAATCTTGAGTCTG